GTACCGAGGTAAATAACATAAAAAATATAATCATATAGTCTTAGTTTAGTTGTGGGTCAAACGGGAACACCCCGTATCGGTTATAATGGCAAATGGCGTTAAACTCTGCCCAATACGAACCGTAACAATTAAACAATGCTTGGCGGCATTCTCCATCGGTTGCATCGGCTAGAGTTGTCATATCCTATCGGTTGCTATTAATGCGTTCTCAAATGCTCTATCTCTAAATCTGCCGTTATTTCGTGCGCCACGTTCTTTAAGTTTAGCTAGTCGCAATTGCGCTGCGGCTTCGGCTCTATCCTCATACGGGTATGTCTGCCTACCGTTTACAACATCAAGTTCGGTTATGCCGTACTCGTATGTCCTGCTTTCGGGGTAATAACGCTCAACTATTTTCATGCTCAAATATAATTAATTATTAGCTACTTAGCAACTTCACTCATGTAAATCTGCATCTTATATTCCACTTTACCGCTCATTCGTTTATGCATTATGTACGCAAACACTTCATGCACGGGTAATGCTTTAACTATATTATCCTTGCTTATGTCGGGGCTTGCCTCCCTTAGAGTGGCATACCACCCAAACGGGGCTAGTTTGTCTTCACCAGCCCGTTGCCCTGCCGCTTTATGTTTTGCCGTGCGATAGTCACCGCTAGTTGGTTTGATAAATGTGTTGTATATCCACGCCCTAACCTCGCAAAAAAAAAGAACGCACTAGTGGCATCTCTCGCATCCATATCTAAAAACTCGTTAGCCTTTTCGGTAACGTGTCCCTCACCTTCGTACAAGTAAGCTAACACCATCGGCATAGCTTTGTGTGTGTGGGTGGTGTTATCCATTATGGTTAGGGCTTCGATGCAGTTGCCAAATTCGATATTGCCGTAAGGTATTCTTACTTTGCCCATCTCCATTAGCAACGGCTCACAAGCGGTGTAGGTTTTGCCGTTTACCTCAATAAATGGCACTTCGTAAGGTGTGGGTACGTATAACCCTTGTACGGCTATTTCCAGCATTCCTACGACCTCTGTAACGGGTTTGGCTAGTAGTTCAGCTTCAGTCATATCCGTGCAAGCTAGTAGCACTTTATACGCTTGCTTTGGATAGCTAACGAGCATATCCGTTCCCGTCATATCGTCTGTTATGTCAACGCCTATTAAGGCATCCATTACTTGTATGTACTGTCGTAAAGTCATTAGTAGTAAATTTGGTTTTTAGGCTGTCCAAGTAACCCCGTAACAGCGTACCTTTTTGCGTCAATTCCGTGATTAAAGGCATCTATTGGCTTGTTCAGCAAGTTACCGTTCTTATCCGTTGCCCACGTGTAATTCTTTAACTCCTTCATTAAATCGGGGCTTTGGCAAATTATCAATGGGTATTGTTTGATTAGCTGTATTCCTAAATTAATGCTATCCGCACCTTTTACCGTTGGCTTGATATTAAAACCTTGACGGTAAATTTCCTCAATGCTTTTCGGTTCAGCACTATCAGCAAATATAACATCGTTTCGTGTAACGCCCAAACCTCGCATCTTATCGCAAATATCTGAATTGGTTAACCCGTAGCCATAAATTAGCTGCTTAACGTAAATTGCGCCCTCTGAATAGCGTATGTGTACTAAAGCGGTAGGGTCATTGGTAAAACCAAAGTCAAGCCCGTAGGCTTCGCTTGTGAAGTGTTGCGGAAATTCGCCTGTATCGTATTTGTCGAATATCTTACCTTGCTTACCGCTACCCCATTCGCCCAACACAACCACCCTGTAATATTCGGGGTCAATTTTCAATAGGCTCTCCATCTTACGTATGTAGTCGGGGTGCAAGTTCCTAATATTGCAATGGTACGTTGTATGAATAAACTCGCACTCTGAATAGTTAGTATCGTGAAACTTGGTTTTTAACCAGCAATCCTCATTCTCGGTATTGTAGCTTAAAACTATCTTTAGCTTTTTGCCTTTGGTGGTTCTTAAGGATAGGTCAAACTTGTTGAAGTCGCTGTAACCTACCTCATCGGCTTCCTCAACCCATGCGTAGTTTACTTCTGTAATTGATTTCATTTTAGCCGTTGCGCTGCCGCTGCTTGCTCTAAAGCCTTTAGCGATTATCTTGTTGCCGTTTAGCTTGCATTCTATTTCCATTGTGTTTTCTCGGATATGAAATAGGTGCTCCATACCTCCGTCATTGATAATATCCTTTATTTGCTGAAACTGCGAACCTCGAATGTCGCTAAAGTTGGCACGGGCAATAACACAACGGAAATAGTCTTGCTCAACCATGTTAATCACAATGTCTTGTGCTGATGTGTAGCTTTTAGCTGAACCCCTGCCACCTACCAAACATACATAACGCTTGTTGGTTAGCCTTAGTTGGTTGTATGTGCTGTTAAACTCTAGTTGCATAAAAAAACGGTCTCCACGCTGTGGCAAAAGTTGTTTGGGTATTGATTATCAATGCCTACTTTTCGGGCTTACTCATATCCACGTGCTTAATCACTATCGTATTGTCTATCTTATCACCCCCACTAGTAACGTCATTGTGCTGCATACTCATTGCCTTGCGTTCATCTTGGCTGCATATTAGCTTGTATAGGCTTATCTGCAACGCTGGTGCTTCGCTTTTGTACCACTTGCTACGCATACTCGTTTTGATTTCGACCTTGTTACGTTCCAATAGTTCGTCAATCTCCTTTCTCTCGTTCGTTTCGTTCGCAAAGTGCTCGTAAAAGGCTGTTTTACCACACGGCAAAAACGCCACAACATCCTCAATAAAGAACAGCTTGTGTTTCTCTATTGCTGCTTTTGCTTTTGTTAAAAGGTCTTTAGTGTTGTATGCCATTGTTATCTATTTTGTCTAACCATTGCAATTTGATTTGATTAGCTATTTGCGCTGTCATTACTGGGGGCACACTCATTCCAATTAAATATTTTGGCTCTATGCTTTTGAAATTGTAATCAAGTGGGTAAGTACCAGTATGCTTAAAATCATTATCTGAAAACCATTGCTTATCATAAGCTCTAAAGTTTTTACCCGCACTTGTAATTGTTTGTGGCGTTTCTGTATCTTTTACAATACTATCAGTAAACCCAGAATTTTTGCCAGTTCGTTTTATTTCAATTTCAGCAAGTGTTTTTTCTCCTTGGTATAATTTCAATAATTGGTATTGCCTATCTGTTAACTTTGTTTCATTTCCTTTTGCACTTCTGTATTCTCCAAAACTTATTGCAACTTCATTAAAGTCTAATTTTAACTTTGGTAGGTTGTATTCCTTTTTATGCCCAATAAAAAACACCCTTTCACGTTTTTGCGGCACTCCCATTGATGCAGCATTTAAGCAAAACACTTGCACGTTATAACCTGCATCGGTCATTTTTTTAACTATGTTTTTTGAATAAACTTTTGCATTGCCTTGTATTATGCCTTTAACGTTTTCAAGTAAAAATACTTTAGGTTGCAGCTTAATGATGGTATCGCAAAACACAAAAACCAAATCATCTAGAGATTGCATTTTTTGCCCTTCTCTGAATTGTTTTTCTTTCCCCCATGCTTTTTCTCTACTGCCTGCCATTGAAAATGTTGAACACGGTGGGCTACCGTCTAAAATATCCAGTTCATACAATTCTTTAGGTAAATCATTCCTTTGATTAAATTGCCTTATGTCTTCATTAAATAAATACTTTGGATTGTGGTTAGCTTTATACACATCTGCTATCGGTGGGTCTATTTCAACACCGCCAAAATGATTAAATCCTGCGAGCTTGTAGCCCATTGTTGAACCACCACCGCAAATAAATGTTCCAAAAACATTGTAATTATTTTTTGCAATACCGCTACTTGGATAGCCGTCTGACAAATTCCACTTATAAGGAAATAAATGCTTATTCATTGTTTAATCCTAAAAGGGTAAAAATAGCTTGTTCAGGTGTTGATGCAATTTTACTTAGCTTATCTTTTACTAGATGGTAATCGCTTTCTGTAAACTCTAGCTTAATAATCATTTTATCGTCAAAGTCATCAGTATCAATTTCTTTATTTTTTTCAGAGTAATCTACATCACTACCAAAATTAGGCACTTCCAAACCCCACTCGCTCAACTCCTCACTATTCCATTCGTTTGCCAGTAATTCCCAATCCCACTCACCAAAACCTACGTTATCCTTCACAATAAACTGCCGTTGCTCATCTTCTGTCAAGTCTTCTGCTTTGCGTACCCATGTTACAGGTATTTCGGTGTATTTAAGGTGTTGCAGGGCTTTTAAGCGCATATTACCGCCGAGTAGTATATTATCCTCGTTTACCACCATTGGGCGCAATTCAAGCATCTTTGGGAAGTCTTGAATACTTTTAACTAGCTTGTGAAATTTATCGTCCTTTATTACCCTCGGGTTGTTCGGGTTCGGTTTAATCTCACTTAGCTTTATTGTTTCACTTGGGTTACTTGCTGGCATAATTATTTTTTGTTTAGCTAAGTTAGTGTTAATCTTTGATAATGTTACTTTACGGGTGTTTCATTGTGGTTTGGTAATCCAATCGTAAAAATGTTGAGCATCTGCAATAACCATATCGGTTAATACATTCCCCTCTATTGGGAACATCTCACATATTTGTTTTGCAAGCCAATCAGGAGTAAAAACCACATCATTTTGGTTAACATGTGCATACTTACCAATTAAATAGGGGTTATGTTTTTGTCCTTTAATACTACCCATTGGTAAGCTTGTTGAATTGCTTGATTGCGTTCTTTAGATTGAGGGCTTGGCAGTAAGCAAACCCATCGACTCTTTTGGCTTGATATGTAAAACCTGCCTCTGTTTTTAGTTCTTGAAATCCGTTTAGCAAAACAGTTTTGCCAATATGATAGACAGGCTCAAGCAATGCTTTGGTAATTTCGCCCGTATTTAGGTTTTTCTGCCAAACTGTAAGCCCAGCAATCCTACGCTCAGAATGCAATAGTTTTTGTTCTTTTTCAATTCCAATATTGTAATGAACAGCATCCTTATCTTTTAAGGCTTCGCTATCAATTATTATTTGAAATGGTTTCATTTCTGCTTGTTTTCAAGTTCGAGAAATTTATCGACAGATTTTTGCAATCCAGCAAGTTTAATGTCTAATTCGACCTTTTGCTTAGGGGTCAACTTCATTCTAAGTCGACCCAAAATACCCATCGTTTTAATGCGGCCATCATCTTTGAAGTCTGGTGGAACATTATCGTGTCTAATGTCTATCATGTTATTGCGTTTGATTTTCAAGTTCAATGATTTGTTTCTTAGCATTCACCCACGCATTGCTTTCAGTTTTACCGCTTGCAAAGTACATCGTATTCCTACCTTCACGAATTAACCAATACACTTCTTGCAATCCTTTTATCATGCCCCTTACTTGGCGTTCTGCTCGTGCCCGTGGCATTTTTTCTAAAACAAATTCTTTCGCTGTCATGTGCTTATATTCCTGTTTTATCGGTTAGTATTTCAATACAATTATTATAAGCCATACCTAATATAATAGTATCTGCGTAAAGCTTCTTCCTAAATTGATTATTCATTTCAGCCTTAGCATCTTTAACCCCTTGCAAAAGTTCTTTGTAAAGGGCTTTATAGTCGGGTTCTGTTACCTCGTTAGGTGATGTGAGTTTGGTTATTAATTTTTCAATACATTGTTTTGCCTCGAACAAACAATTATTAGGGGTAATTCTATAAGTTTTTCCAGAAATGAAAAGCGTTCCCAACCACTCGTTTTGATACAAATGTACTTGCGCCGAAAAGTTGCCACCTCGTAGTAAGTAAATTTCCTTGTTTCGCTTCATCCAATTCATAACCTAATCTTTAGTTGCGTTAAGTAATCGGGCTACTAGTATAGCCTCGGCTTGTTGTGCAGGGGCGGTGTCGAAGTCTTTAATCAGCCCTTTTGATTCGGGAAAATAATCGCTGTAATCAGACCTTACTATGTATTGAGAATTACGCTTGGCGTAAAATTGACCTCTTTCCGATGGGTACAATTCAAGTCCCATTTCCTTTATCTTAACCTCAACTTGGGCACGGGTAGCAATAGTGGGTGTTCCATCTAACGCATCAGTTGTTTGGTCTAGCCACTCTACATAATACCTGTCAGTAGACATAGTAGATTTACCATCGTACCAAGCAAGCCCGTGCTCGGTCATTACCAGTGTTCCTTTAGTTAGTTCTTTCATGGGTTAGTTTTTGGGGTTTTGATAATAATGCTTTTTAGCTGCCCACTACCCTAACAGCCTTGCACAAATTGATAAAGTAGTGGGCAGCCGTTTAAAAATTTATCCGTTAGCAACACGCCCACGGGCGGTAAAAGTATTATAAGGGGTAATGGCTGAAATCCATATGCCAACTAGCAAACAACATTCAATTTTGTAACCATTACCCCCTGTATTATAGGCAACCAGCAATTAGAGATTATCTCGTTACTTTGCTCACTCTAAGAGTAGTAACAAATTCTTTAGCATCACACTTTATCGCATTGCTTGGTTGCCCGTATCTTCAAAGAACTTTAGGCTAGTATTTCGCAAATAAACGTATCATCCATTGCAGGATCATTTTTGCTGTAAAACTCAACAAAATTTCCGTTTTGGCTTTCAATACCTACCCCGTCATTGTAGTTAAAGTTTGCAGAAAAAAATAATTCTGCGCCTTCCATTGCTTCGGTCATGTTCTTGTAAATGTTCATTGTGGTTATTTTTAGTTGGTTAATTACTACCCTTCAAATATACAATTACTTTTTTTAATTACGCAAATTATTAAGCAATTATTTTTACGATTTTGCAATCTTTTTTTCTTGCGCCCGAATTAAAGTATAGTAATCCTGCATAGCCGCTTTGTTTTCCGTCAAATACCACTTAACCCCAAACAATACTGCATCGCTTAAATACTCAAATTCGTTTGCCTGTGTCCTGCTTTTATCGTTAATTAAATCCTGTATTTCTGCTGGCATCTTTTTAAACCAGTAATCAAAAGGGTATATCACTTCCAATGTCATCGGTAAAATCTTCTTCATTTGGTCTTGCTATTTTATTTAAAGGTTTATCTAATTCTGTTTTTATGTGCGGTGCTGGCTCATGCAATAGCCTGTATGTTGCGGTGGTTCTATCGTGCAAAAATTGCACCGTGCCTTGTTTACCTAAAACTCCTTCAAATTTGATTTTCCAAATCATTACATCAATAATCTCTGTATCAAAATTTCGATAAATGGTTATACCCATATCCGCTTTATTGTAAAAGTGAGCACTACCCGAAACGTTGTAACCCGTCGGCACTTTGTACGTACCGTTGTCATTCTTTTGCATCTTCGTAGGGTGCGCTACTAACAAGGTAGCACAATCAAACCGCTTACTGAATAATTTTAATTTGGTAAGGGCTTTGCTAGTATATTGACCTTCATCCATGCCTTTTGGTATTTGGTGGTCAATAGTGTTCCACGGGTCAAGCACTAAAGCATTTACGCCTTTTTGGGCTACTAGTTGTTTGCTAATATCCAAAATGTTATCCAATCCAAAATCTTCATTATCGGGCATGATGTAAAAAATACGCTCATTTAACCACCCTAACGCATCTATCATTTCCTGTTCAGTCATTCTGTCGTGTCCTGTCATCGGGCGCAGCAAAAGCATTCTTAACAATCTATGCAAGTGCATTTGGGGTTCATGCTCGGGTGAATATACGGCAAACTTCCAATTTTCGTTTTGCATTAGCTTGACTATTATTTGGTCAAGCCATGTTGATTTTCCATGTGAGGGTATGCCCGTAACTATGTACAATAGTCGGGGCATCCAACGAATATGACTATCAAGTTCAGAATACCCTACCCCTATGCCATTTTCAAAACCGTTGTGGTAAATATTGCGCATTTCTTCAACAAAGGTATCAACCGTTTGCGCACCCTCAATAGGATAGGGCTTTGCGTTGATTATAGCCGCCTGTAAGTACTCAATACCGTCAACCCTACCCAACGTACATAAAACCTCGTTAGCGTCTTTATATTGCCCTAAATTGATTATACGGCATTTTTCCCTACCTACCCTGCGGCTAAGTTCAGATTGCAAATGTTGCCCAACGGGGTCGTTATCAAGTGATAAATAAATTTCCTTAACTCCTAACAAAACATCAATATCGTTATCAATGTACTCAAATTTGGTGTCCGAGTAATTAGCCCCTAGCGGTAGTGCTCCATCGGGAACGGATATGCCATAATTAAACCCTGCTTCTTCCCATGTAAGGGCATCAAATTCTCCTTCGCAAATTATAGCCGTGTCCTTTACATCGTCAATCTTGTAAAAATGTTTTGATGCGCCCTTGACTTGGGTAAAATGTTTTTTGGGGCTGCGAAACTTGGTATTAACGTGTTCTTTGTTTTTGAAGTAGTTAAACCAAATGCAATTCATTTCCTTATTTTCCGCTGGTATGTACCGTGCGCCCTCTGTTATCCTGTTTCGCTTTATGGTAGTGGTGCTTATGTGGCGGCTCTGAAAGTAACTAAACATCTTTTCCGATAAGTCGGTAGTGTTTAGCTTGGGCATATCCACTATAACAATCTCTTTGGGCTTGTATTCTATTTTTGAGCCTTTTGCGCCACAATGATGGCAGTTGTATAAACCCCTGTCAATATCTACGCTTAAGCATAAATCTCGCTTGTTCTTTCGTGTAGGGCTACATTCGGGGCAAACAAACTTGTGCGTGCCGTGCGTTTTATTTTTTAGGTCAATATCGTTCCACTTCATCCTAGTCTATTTGCGGGTATGCCAAAGTGAGTAATGGTTTCTTTTTCGTCTTTTGCCTTTTGGGCTTCTGAATTATGCGCCCGTTTTGCCCAATCCAATACCGTAAGATATACCGATACATTTTTTTTATCAATGCCCTTCCAGTTGTGCATTTTTATCAATAGTGCCGCAAGTTCAGTACCGTGCATTTTTGCCGTTAGCTTTTGGTATTGATAAACGGTTATTTGCTCTTGTATTTTTAAGATATTAGGGGCGTTTGTTTTAAGCCATTCATTCAATTTTAAATACCGTGCCCAAACATCGGGTTCAATATCTTCAGGCATAACCAAATTATTCTTTTTAGAAACTTTAGTTTCTTTTTCCTTTATGGAATTAGAAGATTGAAGATTGGAAACTGAAGGGCTTTCTTTGGCTTCGGTTTGGGTTTCGCCAAAATAACCCAAGCCTTTATTTTGGCTTTCAGTTGGGTTTTGTTTGGGTCTACCACCCCTTTTACCGTTATCCGATTGCTTTTCCCTAAATGCCTTTTGTTTGCTTCGTTCTTGCTCTAGTCGCTCGTGGTATAATTGCCCGTCAATAACCTCAAACATGGGTATAATTGCTTCAGCTATTTCAATAGTGCAACCTTTACCAATAAGCCTAATTAACTTGTTTGGGTCTGCTGGTATTGAGCCATGCAACCAACAATAGTCTAAAGCCCTACGGTATGCGCCCTCCTCTTCTAAAGTTAACATTGATAGCCTAATACTACTTAAAGCGTCTTTAGGATACCATTGAAATGCTGGTGAAACTTCTGCCATAAAATAAAAATACCCTTGCGCTTTCGGATACTGCCATATCCTACGGCTACAAGGGTATATAAAAATGTCTTAGATACTTCGGTTGCGTTTTGGCAGTCGTCAACCTTAGTTTATTATCTTGGCACTAAATTACAAATTAATCTTCAATATTCCTAATTTCTAGGTTTTCAAATTTTTGAATAGCACAAGCCCTATCCAGTTCATATTTAAATAGGTTGTTTGCCTGTTTAAGCAAGTTTGCCTGTGCCTTTGCTTCATCAACATCAATCGCTTTTGATTTTAGCAACATCATTGTGTCAAACGTGTGGCGCAATAATTCTTTCGTTGTTACGTCTTTTGTGCTTTTCATTTTGTTAATTGGTTTATTTCGTTAATAAAATCATCTATACTCGTTACTATTACTGAATCGTTTAATTTTGGCGGTAAATTAGCTTCTGCTAAATCTTGTATTTCCTCAATAAGATAATGCGGTAATTCATTTTGTCGAACGTATCTAATTGCTTTTGTCATGCTATCCAATAATTTTTCACGAGAAAAAATATAGTCTATAAACTTATACTTTGTTGATATAGACATATCGCCATGAAAATTATTATGGTATAAAAAATGATGTTCGTAAACGTATTCTTTATGCATCATACCTTTAAACCATTCTTTATTCAACTCTTTAATTTTAACTGCATTTTCGGTAAATACTGCCGCTATATTAGAATTTTTTATTGCTGCCCTTATTAGTTGTAATCTCCATTCAATTTCAGATGGTGCATTTAAACACTGATTATAAGTTACAAGAAAAAATTTGCCCTTAATTAAAGTAGGGAAATGTACTTTGCAACAAAAATGTCCATCACATAAATATTCTGAATGCTCCTGTAATACAAAATGCTTTATATCTTGATCTTCCATTTCTAAAAGTTTATAAGGGGTAATAATTTTCACCGCTACACAACCACCGAAAAAAGCTAGGGTTATGCTCTAATGTTTCAACTGCTTTGTGATACTCTGAATGCTTATCGGGAAATGGTGGTAACACTTTTAAAGCCGCCACGTTGTTGTAATAGTGCACGGGTCTTAGTGATTGTTTACCGCTGCAAGTCTTACAGCAATAGCTTCTAATTTGCCCGTTTTTGTTAAACGTATAAAGGTGGCGTTTTTTATCAATCTCGCAATATTTGCACCGTATTAATTCGGGGTATGCCTGTATCTTATACGTTCTTTTCGTTGTGGCGTTCATTTTTGTACACTCTCCTATTTTCGATTTGTTCAATTAGTGCCGCCCGTTGTTCTTTAGTCGGGTTCATGGGGTGTCCTTTTGGAAACGTGCGAGTTTTTACCACTTCCAATAAAGTCTGTTTCCTTTCGGGTTTGGGTTCTTTTGCCTTTGCCCTGCTTTCATACAATCGTGCCTTAGTGTATTGGTAATAACACCCTTTACAAACGTAGCTACGTATCCTGCCGTTACTGTTGTAGTAAAAGTTATCGGGGTTTTTAACAAACGGCAATTTACATTTATTGCACAGGCACGTTTCGCCCTCCGGTATGTCTTGTTGTCCTAATTGTCTAGCCATGTAATCTTTTTTTACTAAAGCCCATTTTTAGGGCTTCTGTTGGGTTATCTTCAATAAACCTATGGCATACACCACACACGGCTAAAAGGTTATTAGGGTCTATTAGTAAAGCCCCTAGCTTGCCTGTGATGTGATGACACTGGTCGGCAACAATTAAACACCCTGTTAAATTAGCTTCGCAATATAAATGCTCCGCTAAAAACTGTTTACGCACTTTTGAATATTCGGTTAGTGCTTTAGCTTGCTTCGTGCTGACGGGTTTAATCTTTGTCTTGGGTTTCTTTGCCCGTGGTTCGGGTTTCGGTTGTGGTTTAAACTCTCTCACATTAATACCTCGTTAATACCGTTGGCGGCATCAATAACTAACCACAGTATAACTATGGCTAGTATTATCTTAATTATTCTTTTCATTGCTGGCTAGGTTTTGAGAAAATCATTAAACAGTCGCCAGTAATTACGTAGTGTAGCGTACAAGCTGGCATCTTGTGTAATTCATTTAGCATTTCCTCATTGGTTTTTTGAACGTGGTTAATTGAGCCAAAATAATCATTGTCCCAAATCATTTCCCAAAGTTCTTGTACGGTTGCAGTTTTCATTGTCTTGTGCTTTAGTGGTTAAGTATAAAACAAAGATAGTCTTATTATTTGAATTATTACACAAACCATAAAAATAGTTGAAATTATTTTTTGCAGCTACTCAATAAGTCTATGTCAGTATAAAATTGCGCCTTATTAATTACCGTGTAGCGTAGTACCTTCCAGCCTACTATTTGCGCTTGGTTGTATTTCTCGCAATCGTTAGTAAAACCCGTAACGCTTGTATGTCTACTTTTTGCACTCATTATGCCATCGTACTCTATTAACGCCCGTAAGCTGGGTATTGCTATATCTGCTCTCCATTTTCGTGTATTGTGGAACTTGTATTCCAATTCGTAGGCTATGCCTTTAGATTGCAGATATAGACAATAAATAGCTATTTGTGGGCTTTGTTTCACGCACTCAATTTACTTGCTCGTTTTTCAAAAAAGCCTTTGTGCTGTGGGTTTCTATCTTCAAACACCCTTGCAAATAATGGCGTAATGTTGTTGTTAATCTTGAATTCTTTGCCCTCACTTACTGAAGTGTGGTAGCGGATAGCTTCGATAATCGCTTTAGAACCGTAATGCTTTACGCCTTTGTTGATTAATGCTAGTGCCATTTGTTCAAAGGTTTTGTACACTTCGGGGTGCGCTTCGTTGTATTCTTGAAACGCTTGGTTAACTGTTTTCATGGTTACGGTTTTAGTGGTTAGATTATCCCAACAAACGTAATGTCAAGTGTGTCGCTGTGCCATACATTTGTTGGAAATCTAGCACTTTCACAATTCCATTTGTAAGCAGTTTTGGCAATTACAGGGTTGGAACTTACGGTATAATCGAATATTCTAAATTCACCGTATTTTTTTGTTATAAACCCAAGTTCCAACGCCCTATTAAATGCTGCTTGCCTAACGCCCTTCACTTTATTGGGGGTATCGTTAACAAATATAATTCTGAACAGTTGCTCGCACTCTGTCATTACCTTCGGTTCCAACACCAACGGCTTTTTGTACTCGAACGACCTACGTTTGCCGCGAAGCGTTTCATCAAAATTAGATGTGCCAGCCTTGACAATAGCTTCATCAAGGTCTTTAGATAGGTTCTTATGGTAGGTGCATGTTACCTTATTATACCAAGCACCTAACGCTACATCTACCCGTTCAGATGTTACATCCCAAAGAGTGTAAAATGTTCCTGCAAATCCGATAGTCAACATTGGTTAATTGTTTAGTGGTTAACGATACTCAAAGATACACCTTTTTATTTATTGTGCAAATTATTACGTAAATTATTTTACCTTTTGTCTAAATTCAGTCCATAGCATATCTATTCTTTGATATTCTGCAACAAGTGATGGTTTTAAGTACGGCTCAATAGTGCTTTGCTTAGTTAGCACTTCTGTATACTTTGCATTAAACATGGACTCAATTTGTGCGATAAGTTCGGGGCTAAATTTTATAGATGCCATTGGTTTTTATTTAGTTGAATAATCAATCTCGTTTGGGTCGGGTATCTCTATACTCCATTCCTGTATAGCATGGCGTTGTATGTGCTCCTTGATAGCGTTAAACTCCGCCTTGTCAATTCCTTTGCTGCTATTGGATAGGCTTATAGGCACTTTTAAAGTTGTATCTAGTACGGGGTTATACTCCAATCGGTGTATAAAAAGTTCGTTTAATAATGCCCGTACTTCCTCAACCGTGGTGATAATTCCTTTATCTAAAAAGCCTAGCCTTATCCTATCCACCACCACCCCAAAAAAATACTTTCTTTGGGCGTGGCTAATGTTATTCGTTTCGGGTTCAATGGTTAGGTTATACCGCCCATCTTTGCAAGTTGCCAGTAGCAAGCTAAACCGTTCTTTGTTTAGGTCTAACTTGCCACTAGCTATGTTACAGGGTATGTTAATTTTCAAACTGTTGCCCCCTGTTACGCCTGTCGTATTCGTCAATAATCGCAAAGGCTTCGCCTTGTGCTATGCGTTCTGCATCGCTTAACGGTTCGCTACGTTTAATGGGTATGCCACTACCGCCACGCCTTTCCAAATAATCGGGGTAATGCCGTTGCATTTTAAAGTCGGGGGGATAGTTGCTAATCATTGCCATTTCTTGTTCCATTTCAAAAAGTGCTTTGCTCATGTTGTGGTTATTGTGGTTAATAATAACGCTAAGATACTACTATTATTTGAATTATTACACTAATCGTAAAAATAGTTTTAGGCTATTTGAAAGTCTTTAAGTGTTCTTTACAAGCGTTCGTAAAGTTCTTTGCTCATGGTTAGTTATAAGCAAAGGCTAACTGAACCTTCCTAATTCAGTTAGGCATCTTCTACATTCCCTATTGTGTCTATCACTTTCATATTTTATTGGCGGATAATATCCCTCAGCCGTTTCTTCAAATTCACTTCCGCAATTCTTACAATTAATTACTATACCGTTATGGTTTCCGTATGGCATTAATAATAATTCTTTTTCGTGTTTATTGTATCTCATTTAATTCAGCTTGGCGGTTATAAAAGGTTTGTTCTTGTGAACGGATACTTTCAATTAGCACCCGTTCACGCTCGCTTGTAAATAGTTCTTGGTTCATGCTGATGCGGTTTTACAGGCTGCAATAAATTTAGCGTTCTTTTGTACGGCTGGCGACTGCTTTCTAAAATACAATCCTACTGCTTCTTTTCCGTCACAATCAACTAAACCTGCTATTGCGGTATCTAGTGCGTCTGCCAGTTGGTGCGTTTCGCTGTCGGGGTCTGCCATACCTTCGTAAGGTATCGTAAAGGTTTGAGTTAATGCGTACTTGTGCGCTACTGCCATTGCTTTGTTGCTGGCTTTGTCTCCGCTGTCCATACCCTCGCCCCGTGCTTGTGTGCTCACGTTGCTACCGTCAACCGCCCAAAACGTGAATTTAATGTCAATAATTGAATAGATAACCGTACCACCGCTTTTAGTTATCTTATCCTCACGTAGTGCGTTTATTATCTCGCTGGTGGTAAATACTTCATGCTTAGATAGTATCGGGTGTAGTGCGTTGTAAACGGCATCTACGCCCCTAAACATAAAGCCCTGCCCTGCGTTCTTTTGGTTTTTACCGATAGCGTCTATATCCTGTTGGATAGCCGCCATTTTTTGAAATATCAAATTGCTCATTTTGCGTTGCGTTTGTTTGGTTTAGCTGGTATAGCCTTTAAATGGGTTGCCAATCTTTCGATAGCGGATTGAGCGTAAAATATTGAACGCCCCTCGTTTTTGGTATCGGTAATTTTAAAATCAAAGCCGTTTCGTTTGGCTTTGGCAACTTTGCCTGTCCAACTTGATAGGCTCGCAGCACGAACCCCCAATAAGGTAAATAATAGGTTTGCGCTGTCTTGTACTGATAGGTATTTCATAGTTTGTTTTTAGTTGATTAAGTTATGACCAAGGCAAATCGGTGTCAAAATCTTCATTGTCTTTTGTTTGAGCCGTATCGCTGTTTTGTTTGCGCTCCAAAAATTCAAACGAGTTGCTAATAATGTTGGTGTAGTATTTACCGTCTTTTTCGCTGTAATCAACACTACCCTCAATGGCAATTTTCGAGCCTTTAACAAGGTTACTTGCAGCTATTTCAGCAGCTTTACCAAGTAGTACAATGTTATGCCAGTTGGTTTTCTTTTTATCGCCATATCCGTCAGTAGTGGCTAACGAGAAACGGCACATATTACGGCTTTCGTTTAGTTCGGGTGCTTTGCCTAGGTTCCCGATAAGGATTAGTTTGTTCATTGTTTGGTTTTTATAGTACGTATTTACAAATAAGTGCGGTAAGCATAGCAAGCCCAACGGCTGCCAGCACTGCCCAATCTTCGGGCTTTAGGTCAAACCATGCAAGGCGTTGACCTACTTTTGGTTTCTTGTTAAACGGGTTTCTCATAACGCTAAATTAAACTAAATTATTGATTAAAAGAAATTATTTCATAGTCTTTTTCGTGGAAAGTGTAGCGTAACCCGTCTTTAATAATGGTCAAAACTTTGTGGTCGTCAACCGTGCCAGTATAGACCGCACCGTGTTTTAGAAAGCCTACGTGCTTTACTCCGCTTTTGATGTATGCTTTTACCGTTGGACTGTCGAAAGTCGCTAGGGTTACGTTACAATCGCTTGGCAGCCATATCGTGGGCTTGCCTTGTGGTGTCCATTTACGCCCCCTGTTTCCAAATATGGATAGATAAGCGGAAATGAAGATGTTGAATAGTGCGTTGCTGGTCATAGGGCTAACTCTTTAGCTAGTTTGCGTAATGCCTTTGCAACTTCGGGGGTTGCCCCGTCACTAGCCCACAATATCTCACGTTGCACCCGTGCCTTGCTTACACTTTCGTTTTGTTGCGCTTGCAAGTCTTTGATAGCGTCTAAAAGATAAGGTAGCACTATATTTGCTTGTATTCCGTTATCAAACCTTTTATTTTCAACAAGCGTTTTGAAGGTATCAGTGTTTAGAAAACTCATGGTTTAGTTGGTTAAATTTTAAAAAATGTTCAATGGCAAATTCTTTGTTATCAGCTAACCACGTATCAAATCCAAGTTTAATTATTTCGCCTTTTGTTGGATAGTCTTTATATTCATACAACTCGTGGTCAATACAATGCTGTTTAAGGTCAATAAACTTAATAACCTTTTTGAGTTCGGTATCTTCGTTAACTGTGTAGTTAACGTGGAACGCTTGTATCGTTTCTCGGAGTGAATAGATTTCAATCATTTGCTTAGTAGTTCGGGGTTATCAAAAATGTTGCCTATAACTTCAGACCTAGTTAAATAGTCGTTGCTAATTCCAAAGTCGTAATATTCGCCCTCACCTTCAATCTCCCAATTTATCGGTGAATAAGCATTAGCCATATACGTTACTGCAAACCCCCCGTTAATGTAAAGCACTTCCAGGATTGTTTTAGTTGGGATATACTTTACAATATCACCTTCCCAAATCTTTTTGCCGTTCTTGTCGGTTAAGCCCGTGTACTGGCAAACTGTTTCGGGGTCTACTTGGTAAGCAAAAGGCATTCCAATACTGTTGCTTATGTAGGTATCGTTTTTTTTCTTAGCTAGTAAGCCAATATGCCAATCGCCGTTAATTGAACGACCTTTAAATAATATCTCTCTCATTTGGTTTGGTTTATTGCCTTGTCCAGCTTATGGCAAACAAAGGCGTAAAAAAATAGGGTTAGTGCTAGTTCCATTAGTCGTGCTTGTATGGTTTTTTATCCTGTAAATCCGTCTTTAAATCCATCTCTATACCTTAAGCTGCCATACGCTATAATTGCATCAGCTAGGGCTACTTTATCTACATTTTCTGAAAATATCATCGTGGATATTTCGCTGAACTTATCAGTTGCCATTTGGCAATAATTTTGCTTTTCAATTTCGGTATTCATAATAGGTTTTTTAGCGGTTAAGTTATTGCAGTGTAGGATGCTGCGCCCCGTGTTTTGGTTAGATGTTATCTTTTGCAATAAAGGCTTTAGACAACCAAACTTCACAAGCTATTGCAGCTACATAAGTTGAATACTCACAAGTAGCTAATTTAGCTTTTGCATACGCATTAGAAACCTCTTGCGAAGACATGCGGCACATAAAGCTTTTTGTATTAATAAATTGAGAAGCTTGCAATTCAAACATATCACAAGCAGCTAAATAAGCAGCTGTTTTATTTGCGTTTGGTGTATTGCAAATAGTTTCAATCGTATTAAAATTTGAGTTGATTGCGGCTTGAGTTTTCATTGTCTTGTTGTTTAGTGGTTAAGTATAGAACAAATATACGGCTACTTATTTTATTGTGCAATAGTTAGCGCAAAATAAAGTGCTAATTTTATAGCCTATTTTTGCAAGTTTTTATAACTAGTTGATTATCAAAGCCTTTATTTTTAGTTAGCGCAAATAAAAAGCCCGACGGTAACCACTCCGTCGGGCAAACTAACCAACTAAACAAAACTTCAATTCGATAATAACCCAAACACTAGTCCAACTATTAACCCTGTTATTGTAGTGCTGCCACCAATTAACAGTAGTCTTTTTCTAATTGCACGTTTTTCAATCTTGCAACTATCCTCACTAGCGTTTAAAATTACGTTCTTTTTCGCAATTATGCTATCTTTTGCAATGATAATTTTATCCTTTTCGTTATTCTTTGCCTGCAAAGCCATTATCAGCGTGTCCTGTTTAACCTTTGCCAACTTTAAGTCGTTCACGTTCATTTGCATGAGCGATGCGAATTGCTGGCACGTTTCTAATTGTAGCAACCTAACACTAATGGTGTCCATTTGCGCTACGCTAATTACAATGCTATCACTTGATAAGCTTTGTGAACTCACGTTTGCGCTGCTCAATATCCATATCAAGATACCTATCAATAGTCTTTTGTCCATAATTCTTTGCTTTCAATATTTGTACTTCCCGTTGTTCAACTTGCTCCACTAATTCAACTACTTGTGGTTGTAGTTCCTGTATTTTGCCGTCTAAAACCTTAATACGGGCATTCCTAGCGGTTATCTCGTTGTTTAGGATAGATATGGCGGCTTGCTCTTTTGCTATCGTTAAATTAAGCGTTTTGTTCTTTTCCTTTAGCACACCCAAACGGTAAAAGAATACCGCACTTGTTATAGTGAGGGCAAGTATTACCCCTGCGGCTATGGCTATCCAATATTGTTGTTTCATTTCATTCAAAGTTACGGATTAAATAGTATAATCTATCGTTACGGGGTACTGTCCTAATCGGTAAGATAGTAAAAAACCAGCGTTCCCGTTGTAGCCTAACCCGTCCGAATGAGAATTACCTGTAAACATTGCAGGGCAACTTAGATAACGGTACATGATACTATCACACCTAGTTATACGGCTATGCCAATGACCACCTAAAACAAGGTTAAACATATCCTGTTTGCCATTGTTAAATACTAATTCTGCTATCTTACTGTCCTTTGAAAACCCTTTATCACCGTGTTCTAACATATAGTTTAAACCATCGATTACTTGGGCATTCAATGTGTGTTTGTATGTAAATTTAATCGTTGGCAAAGACTTTTCAAGCACCCAAAATATTAGTTCAGCTATTTCGCCATTGCTCTCCTCTTTGTTTGATGCCGTTGGGCGGTCGTGGTTGCCACCTACCCCGTTAACTTGTGCTAAGTTGTGTATTGAGCAAAGAAATTCAAGTAGTATTAAATGCGATTCCTTTACAACCGTAACTCCGTACATACCGTATTGCATAGACTTCCAGCTATTCGGGTGGTTTAAGCCTGTAAATGATTCGATAAGGTCGCCCAAAATATTAACGTGCACCTCTTTTGCCCCGTGTCCGTTAATCAATTCTGCCGCACGTTTAAGATAACCCCTTAGTATTTCGTTGTTATAGTCTTTAGTTGCCCGTAAACCCTCCACAAATGCCCCTATGTGCAAATCTGTAATGGTTGCTACTATGCACTCCTGTAAATAGGGTTCGGGAGTTCGTGCTATTCTGTACTTTTCAATCGTTGGTAAATGGTCAAGTAATTGTGCTTTTAGTTCGTCACCAAAAAACTTTGCCTTATTCGATTTTTCAATTTCTACCTTGTAAGCCTTTTGAATAGCCTTTTGGTATTGGTCGGTAACAACGTGTCCGCTATCTTGCAGCTTGTGGGTTATTTTAGCCGCTACCATGCCCTCACGTTCACTTAGTGGAGTGTTATCCCATGTGTAAGGTGAAAAGATGTTAGCATTCTTATAAAGCTGTAAACGGGACTTTATGCTATTCCATTCCCACGGCTTTAGGTTGTGCTTGTTTCTTATTCGGGTGCTATCGTAATTCCGCCCGTGCTCGGAGTATTCAAAAAATAGTTGGTCTATAAATTCAACCGATAAGTTTATTAGCCCTTGTTTGGTTTGCCAAATGTAGTTGCCGTTTTTTACTTCCCACGTTTCACCGCCCTCAACTTCTACTTGTACGGTCTGTTTATCACGTTCCCGATAATACACCATCTTAACGTACTTATCGGTAGAACCTACTAGGTCGGCTATAATCCTAAATTCTGCGGCTTTCGGGGCTTCGTATTTAATCAGTTGCGCCCGTATCTTATCAGTTACGTTTTGCTTTTCAAATGCAAATTCCATTGGTTAGTGGTTTAAATGAAAATAGCCTACAAATGTAAGCTATCACGCAATTCCTTTGCCTTGTCAAGATACCAGCGTTCTTTTGCTAGGTCGTCTGCAATGCTCTCGCCTTGTTTCTTACCCATTCTCATGCGGTATTTAAATGCGTTGCACTCGCAATATGTGGCTACCTTTTCAGCACCGTAAATCGCTACCATCATTTCGATAGTTTCCTTAGAATAGCCTTTATAATGGCTCGGATTAACTTTATCGCTGCCAATACTACTAGTGTGGTTATCACTCATAAGTCGTTGTATGTAATGAATACTTTTTTACCTTCTACTAAAGCCTTTGCAATAGGTGGGTATATCTTTTTGTAAGCCGCCACACTTTGCCCGATTGCTTTGCCTGTTTTGGTTAACCCTACCAATAAACAACCCATCGTGTCGCCTTCATCGTTGCCAACGTGGATAAGGATAAATTGGAAGTTGGGCACACCCGTAACGTGTAACATACCTTTGTGAATATCTGCAAACCTTTTAGCGTAGTTCATATGAAAACCACCTTCACGCCTTAATTTGACTTCGTAACGTGCTGCTGGTATGCGTGTATCACCTTTTACTTTTATTTCACGATGCTCATCTTCTAGGGTGTAGCATTGGTACACTCCATCAATATAAAACCTTCCAATAGTTTCGTTTTGGTTGTGTTGGTATCGGTCAACGGTTAGTTCCATGTATCAAAGATAGTCAATATTTAGAAATAAAAAAGGGGTGTCGGTATTTCCGACAACCCATAAGCTAGTGACTAAGTAATAATACTTAATAAGTTAGGGGTTTATATTGAATAAACAAATACCTTAAAATATAGATTGTTTTAAGTAGTTGACATAGCAACCCTATCAGTCATCCCTTATAAATAAGAGTATAACTGGAATTAGGCTAGGTAATAGTAAACGCCTAATTCATTGCTCAACTATGTTCACCTATCATGCGGCTACTCTAATACACAAATACGCTCATTACACGTATCTTTTCGATGGGAATTTTTGATGACTGTCAGGGTCGTATGTTGCTTTGCCGTAGCCCTGAATACATCGTTTGTGTACGTAACATAAAGAACATTTAGTTTTTGTTCAAGCCCTTATTTACCGTTAGGCTTATTCAGTACCAAGTATATCAACTGAACTATGTACGGTAAAGATACAAAATATTTGGAATAAAAAAGCCCCGTATCGGTAAAATACAGGGCTTAAATAATTTGAGGGTAATGACTCCTCTCTGACAGTCTCGAAATCAAAGATAGTATTATTCCTTTGAATTGTGCATTGCTTGTTTGGCTTTCTTTTCGTTATACTCCATTATCTTTAGCCGTAACGTAATCGCACCAATCATTAGCCCGATTATCAAGGCAATGAATTGAAGTATAGGGGTTAGCGTGTTCATAAACGGTTGCACGAATGCCCACAAACTAGTTACAAACCCTAACGTAGGATGTTTGCGTAAAAAATCTTCCACTTTTTCCATTGTTGCGCCCCCCAAAGGCATTGTTAATTAATCTTTATTCTTGCTCTCAATATACTTTGCTGCGTTCTTCCCACCGTAGGCAAATATCCATAAACCAAATACCAATGTTACATAGTCATATCCTATGGTGGTGCTGTTTAATACGGTGGCAACGTCACAAGCTGGCACACTCATGCACTTCCACGCCAATACAAACATAATACTCGAACCGCTTATCGTTACCCATGAAGCTACCAACACGTTAATAAATGACATTAGCCGTGTCATGCTGTAATTGTTGGGGCTTTCTTGAAAAAATCCTGTTTTCATAGCTTATTATTTTGTTTCGATTAATCCGTTAACGTACTTGTATTTGTTTTCTGTATCGCCACAATCTATAAAGTCATCGGGCGCATCAACTTCAATAGCCCCGTCTTGTGCTGAAGTATGCACCAATAAAATTGTTTCGTTATCCGTTACTATCCAAAAAGTCATACGATTAAATTTATAGCTGTTGCCAACTGTGAACACGGTAACACTAATGTAGGGCAATTAGCAGGATTATACGCCACGCCCCATAAGTTAGTGCCGTTTATGCAAGTGTTTTCGCTTCGTTGCAATGCGTAGCTTAGGTTGTATTCGTACACAAATAAGGTAGTGCTATTGCCCGAACCTTTTAAAGCACATAGATAAGCACTACTGCCTTCAATGGTTATTGTTTGCACCGTGCCTATGGTTGTTACCGTGCCTAATGAGTGCGTTGATTGTTCGGTGTTGGTGGCGAAGTCCATAACCCTTACACGTTGTGTACTTGCGCCTGCTGTGCCTGTGGCAGTCAATACGTGGTAATTTAACCCTACTCGCCTTATTTCCAATATACGCCCGTCAAAACCCGATACCGTTCCTAGTGACGTTCCCGATAAATTATATCTTGTTAGTGTGGTAGCTGTGATAGTGGAAATATACAACTCCGTGCCTGCCGCATTATACGATACTGTCCACGGGCTTGCTATGGTGGCGAAACTAGCTATTTGAGTGTTGGTAGCGGTGTCCATTATGCGAACCGTGCTGCCGCTAAAATTAACTACCGCATATTGCGTACCATCGGGACTCATTGCCAACTCTGCCGCCCCATTAAAGCCCGTTACCGTTGTCTGTAATGCGTAGGTAGTGGCGTTGTAAATTAATACGTTGTTTAGGCTAGTAATGTAAATTAAGCCATTATACACCATTGATGCTCCGTTTGAGCCTGTCAACGTGCCGAATGAGCCAATAGATGCAAACCCTCCCACTTTGTAACGGTCTAATAACAAACTTTGCACATCGCACTCCTTACCAGCGGTTGTAAGGGCGGTAACAATTTGTGTGCCCGTGCTTGCGTCTACGTTATCCTGTAATGTTAATTGGTTAGGCACTTGTATCGTTGCGCTACTTGCCGCTTTTACGTTGGTGTTGCTTATTAGCGTTCCGTCTAGATATTCAACTCTTACAGGCGTATCAGCTACCGTGTATGGTACTGTTGCTGGTGTGGTTGCTATTGTGGTGGCATCTGAACGCAATATACTACTATCTCCTACACTTACGTTAGCCGTTGCACCGCTTGGTATGACTGCCGTGCCTACTGTCGTGTTTGCGCTATTCTTTGCATTAGCCGTTCCGTTAGGTGCTGTTATTGTGGTTGCCTTATCAGCTAATACGTTTGTAGTGCTTAGTGTGGTGGGTACGGTGTTAACCAATGTTACCACGCTATCGGCTACGGTGTAGTTAGTTTCCGCTGGCACACTTGCGATGTTAGTCAAGTCTGAACGCTTAATAGTGCTGTCTGTTATTGACACATCAACATTTGCCCCACTCGGTACGTTAGCGGTGTCTATTGTACTGTTAAGGCTGTTTTTAACGGTTGCTGTGCCGTTTGGTGCGGTTATGTCAACACTACTAGCCGCCTTTACGTTAGTAGTGCTTAAAACCGTTGTAAGTGAGTTTTTAAGAGTTACGGGGCTATCTGCTATGGTTGCCGTGCCTTCTGCTAGTATGGTGGTAATTAAGGTTGCATCGCTGCGGTTAATTGTACCGTTTGTTATAGTGATGTTTTCGGTTTGCCCTGCTGGTATTTGTTCAGTTTTTAAAGTAGTACCGTTGGCATCTTTAATAACGGCAGTAGCATCAGCACCACCGCTTACGATGTTCTTTGCGCCTACTTCAATTTGGAAGTTATTATCTACTATCTCAATCGTTATCATCCTAAGTCTTCAATTTTAAAGATACCGTTACCCCACGGCACTACGTTACCATTAGCGTAAGATGCGGTAATTTTCCAAATAAAACTGCCAGCACGTTTAGTGTTAGCCAAAGTCAGTAAGAATTGAAACGTACCATTAGCTGCATCGGTTATGGTGCACACCGTACTGAAAATAAGGTTAAGACTAACATTGCTATCGTAAACGCTAAACGTAATGGTTGCGCCTGTGATGTCAGATGGCACGGTGTTACCGCTACTGTTTTGTTCAGTAGCTGCAAACGTTAAAGTATATTGCGTTCCCTTTTGGCTTGTTATCTGTCTACCCATTATCGTATCTTGTTAATCGTTAGTTTGGCACTAATCAAATCCACATCATCATTACTAGCGGTGTTCATTAGCACCAATCGCAACCCATCGCCACTAGTTAACGGTGCTATGTCATTGTAGCTAATTTGGATTATACGATTGTTTAGTAGCTCCGTTTGCCCTGTGCAAGTACACATCAAAACCCCGTTTTTAAATATACCAAATTCAACTACTGAACCGCTAGTACCATCAACTGAAATGTTAGCGGTTATTAAGTAAGTACCGCTACTGTCTATCTTAAGGCTATCTGCTTGATAGGTTACGTTGTGCAAGCTACTAGCACCTTCGCTTAATAAATTTTTAGCGGTGTTGGTTACCACACTCCATACGTTTTGAGTTAGGGCTAAAGTACGGGTGCTATCTCCAAAACCCATTTCACCGTATGCCGTGTGGTCTTGCCATGTAGCGTTACCGCTTGCATCGCTTGTTAGTACGTAGCCATCGGCTTGTGTGCCATCAACTAATTTAAATGATGATTCCCCGCCACTTGCTTCGCCAATTACTACATCACCTACAAATTGATGTTTTACGCCAGCTTGATATTTAATAATACCATCTACATTAGTTCCAGCAATTTCAACTTGGTTGCTTGGATTGCTTAGATTAAAACCGACAAACTCAAAGCCGCCTTTATTAACTGATATTTGCCCCATAATGCTAGGATTTGTTGTGTCATATCCTGCAATTCTATAATCAAATTGAGAATTTGCATTTTCCCACATCACCCCACTATAAACTAAATCGGCATTGGTATTTTTTCTACCTATAATAGCCATTCCATCTAGCAGTTCACTTTCCCTACTTAACAAAATACCATTGCCCGTTTTAAATGTTGCGTTTATTGTGCTCCCTATGTTATCGGTTTTAACTAATATACTACCAACACTATGCAACTTAGCAGTAGGGTTACTAGTGCCAATGCCTACGTTTTCCGTACTATCTTTTAAAACCGTTTGCGCCCCATTAATAGTTTTCCATCGTATGTCATCACAAGTTGCAGCGCACCCCTTAACTATACTGTCACTACCCAAACTCATTATTTGATTGGTAAAAGACGACCTTATGCGTATGGTGTTAAAACTGCCTGTATCGTAAACCCCCGTGTTGATACTGTCTTGAAACGCTGAAAAGTACTGCCAACGAAAACGCCCGTTACCGTCTATGCTCGTTGCTATCTTGTTTGCAGCAGGGTTGCCAGCCTTGATAGTCAAACTGTCATTAACCGTCAACTGTTTAATAGTTTGCTTTGTTTGCCCGTAACTTGCTACGCTAATAAATGCCAATAAAATAAAAATTAATTTTCTCATATCAAATAGTTTGCGACAACTAATACCGTTCCAGCCGTTACCGTGTTGCCTGTGATTAATAACTTCAATGAATACCCACCGCTTACTACCTCGCCATTGCACCCGTACTTAAACAGTATGCCGTTTAACTCTGCCGTGCTTATGCTAGGCATTATCTCCACGTCATTAGCTGGCGTACCGTCATGCAATACTACTTTAATTAACGTGCTGCCGTTGCTTGGTAGTAGTCCCGTGCTTTTGATTAATACCGCTTCAAACATCTTACCCACCGCTGGCGTAAACAAATTAACGTAGTTATTTATTAACCCGTTGTTTGCACCTCCGTTTAGTGTTACGGTGGCATTGTCTTTGTCTGTCGGGTTTATGCCTGCTGCTAAATCCTTCCATATTGCCCCGTCATAATAGTAAAACGTGTCTAAGCTAGTGGCGTAAATCAAAGTGCCTGCCTGTGGTGCTATAAAGTCCCATGAGTTGTAATTAAGCCCGTAGCTGTCAACCGTTAAATAGCTTACTATCGAATTGGTTGTCGCACCGCCAAACTCTGCACTACTTCCAACGCCCGTGTAAATGTATCTATCCCCGTCACTAGGTGCGCTACTCGCTACGCTTGTAAACCCGATAACGGGTTCTTGATAGTATTTAAACTGCCATTCTAGTTCAGCGTGTACGTTCCTAACGGGGTAGCTTTCACGCCCTGCCAACGTGTAGCCTTTAGGGTAATGTAGTTCACCCTCAGCTAAGTCTTTGTGGTCGTTTAATAAGATTGTCCGTACTGGTGGTATTACTGGCATCTTATCGGTTTTTGTCTAGAAATACTTGTGAATTGCTATCGCCCAAATACAAGCCAAAACCGCCACTAATTTTATCGGTGCAAGTGTATAACGGGTACAAACTAGCATTTTCCCGTAAAAAGTCTTTGGCGTACTTAACAAGGCTTTCGGCTGCTGACAATATGGCATTGGTGCTTAGTCCTATTTGCTCTTGTGTCGGGTTTTGCCCAAATTCGGGTAAGGTTTGTAGGATACCGTTTGCCGCTGGTTCAGCCCTACGTATTGCTAGTCCACTATACATAGCGTAGTGCGCTATAATCGGCTGTAGATAATCTTGCATGAACTCTTTGTTTGCGGTCGTTAGCGTGTCCGTATTGTATTGACTCAACAACTCGTTGTAAAAGCTAGCACCTAAAAACGGGCGTATGTATTGAACGTAAACAATCGGCAACCTACTTGTAAAAAATGCAGGGTCGTCTGACTTGTTCGGAAAGTATGCAAGTATCTGTTTAACCGTTATCATACCGTAGGGGTTAAAGGTGGTAAAATACTGTTTATTTGTTCCGCATTGAGATTAAACGCCACCGTCAACAATCCACGTTTAGTAGCATCGCTTAGGTTAACATCTGCTATAATATCTTTCATAGCTGTTAAACCACCTACCCCGATTATCTCGGCTAGTGTTTTGGTTTGCCCTTGCTCTGTTTCCAAAGGTGCATAGCCTAACTCCTCTCTAATCTCGTTTATGCTTAGTATATTCGATAGGTCAATGTTATTCAACAAAGAAATAGGGCTGTTATTCGCTATTTCCAATGTGTATTCACCAAACCCTGCATAGTCTAGTATCGTGTCCCACGTTTTCAAAACTGAACTTTGATAACCTGCAATTACGTTTTTGTAAAACAGTTCAAAGATGGTTTTTAATTCGCTTGCCTGTCCTAAGCTGCCAGCGGTTGCCATTAGTATACTAGGGTGTAGCCTATGCGCCCTTAACACGCTTTCGGTTGCTAACGTACTTAGGCTTTCAAATATACCTTCGGGCGCATCGTTAAATATCTCTATTATCGGTGCGGCTTCTTTTTGGTCAACTATACTAACTACTAGCGAACTGTTATTACCTTCGCCTGTAAACCTATTCTGAACTTCGTTTGCATATTCATCAGCATCTTTACCTTCGGGCGGTCTGCCTATCAAGGTCATTGAGCCACTAGGTCTGAATTGGTTTTCTATTCTACTATGGTTGTAAGTAGGGATAGCGTAGCTAATATCTGCCCACCGTTTGAACTCTAATGTAAAGTAGTCGGGTATAGCGTAGTAATACGTTCCCGTTTCGTAGGTGGTGCTGTAAATAACTGATTTTGCGTAGTCTTCACCGTCAAACAACGGCAAACGCTCTGCAAACTCCATTAGCTTCTTTTGCTCGTACTTAACTAGGTCGGTAGTCCAACGGTAACTTAGATAACATTCCTTTAGTTTGTTTTCGATTGGCTTGCCTAAACGAAACGTACTTATGTCTTCATGCGTTACCGATAATTCTTCTCTAATAACTTGCTGTTCTTCACCTTCGCCAACCGTTTGCAATGTAATCGCTACCGTGTGCATACGGGTCATTATCTCATCGAACAACATTTTCTGAATAACATCTTCCGCACTTTCGTTTTTGTCGTTCACCTTCGCTAAAAACGCTTCTAACGCTTCGTTAGTTACGTATTGTTCACCGTCTTTGCGCTTGATAATTACACCGTCACCACAAGCGATAACGTGCTTAATCAAGATACAAGCCTTATGCATTGCGCTACGGTCTTTTATCTGTATCAACGTGGTCATAAACCCGTTGCCATCTTCCTTGTAATACGGTACTATCGGTAATTTGTCATCAAAAGCCGCCACCGTTGGCATAACACTTGTATTATTGTACCGAGATAACGCTAATATCTGCGGCATCTTGGCTTGTACTGATGGAGTGCGTCTATTTCGTGCCATACGTTACAAATATAACTAAATAGCCCCACAAATTGCAGGGCTATTTTAGATTGGTCTAAAAATATTTTTAGCCTTAGCTAATAACCACTGGCGAACCGCTTACAAGTATAGTTCCCTCGAAATTGTAAGGCAATTCAACTTGCTGTCCTGTGAAGGTCAAAGTATATTGGTTCGGGTCGCCCAATCCTGCACCTACTGTGGTGTTGACTTGTGTACGTAGTGCGCCCTTTTCCTCTACTCGGTCATCCCAACCATACACAAAAGCGTTACCTTCGTTAGTAACCGCTATCACCACCACTTTGCAACACTCTTTAAGTGCGTTCAATTGGGCTGATTTGGTTTTGTCAATCTTAGGTACGGTCAAGGTCAATGAAGTGTTCACGAAATTCGGACCATTATCGCTAAGTTCGTTAGTCGCTTCTAAAGCTATCGTATAATCTTTGCTGCCGATTTCGTGCCATTGGTCACCTACTGCGGTACTAGCCATACTTACGGCATCGTACAAGTGCAACGCACCTTTAGTGAACGAAACCACGCTATCACGGCTGGCAACGTATAGGTTCTTAAACCCACCTACTGCGGACTCATCCGCACATAGTATTGTAATACTCGCTGTTAAGCACATATTTGTAAGTTTTTAAAAGGGGGCTATTACACCCCCTTTAATTATTTAATTAACCACGTCCGTAAACAATCAACTCTGCATGAGTGTAATTCACACCCAAATCAAAGTTGGCTTTGAAGTAGTATTTTTCCTCAAGTTCGTCAAAGAACAATTTAGCATCGCTGCCAGGATTGGCAATGTCAGTACCAACGTGCAAGTTCTCAAGGTTACCAAAGAACATACGTTTTTCGTTAGCCAAAGAATAATCGTTGATAGTTACCGCCCAAGTTGTTTCTTCGATAACAGGTATGCCACGGTAAGTAAGTGCGCCACCGTTAGACAAACGAGTTAGACCGTAGTCGGTGTTGCTGTTTTCAAACGTGCTCAAAATGTTGTAGTACATCTGAGGGGTAACGTGGATAGCTGGTGTACCAGTTTGACGTATCAACTGTCCCGTTGCGCTTTCGTAAGCTGTTTTCAAGGCTTCAACACCGTAATCACCCGTTGAGCCGATAGAGATTTTAGATACGTTAGCATCGGCTTCAAAGCGTGGAAACCAACCTTGTATTTTGCTCAAAAATGCGGTAGTCGCTAGTGAAGTGTTACCGAACCATGCCAAAGCAAAGGTATCGTTAACCAAAGCACGTTGATAGTTTTCAACGATGTAAGGAACGATAATAGTACCGCTCAAATCGGTAACGGCTGTACCTTTTTTAAGTTCTTTTTTGAACACGGTATCGTAAAAAGTAGCGGCACATTGCTCAACGTTGATTGCCAACGGCTCGGTGCTCAATACTACTTCTGATAGGGCAAAAGTACCAACGGGGTTAAATCCGCAAGTTGATTTCTTTTGTACGATGCCTTTCATTTCTGAACCCACATAAACGGTCTTTGATTTGTTAACCAACGGGTCAACATCATAACCGCCATTAAATAACCCGTTCGATACGAGTGCTGGAGTAAGAAATACTTCTGCAAAGTATTCACTTGTCCATGTTGATACGATTGTAATTGCGCTTGCCATAACTTTAGCTTTTTCTTTTTCTTGTTAGTTAATTTTGATGTTTTTCTTTGCCATTACCGAACGGAAGTGATTAGAAACCACATCAATACCGCTTTGCACTTTAACCGTTTTGTCCAATGATGGGTCGGCTGCTGGTGCTTTAGCTGCAATCGTTTGGGCTACCCTACGGGCTACTGGTGCGGCTGCTGCTACTGGTGCTGGTGCGCCTTGTGCTTTGATTGTAGCTAGTTCCTCACGGATAGCTTTCAATTCTTCTGCGAACATTGTAAGCACGTTTTCCATTTCGGGGGTCGTGTCTTTCATGGCTTCAACTTCCAATTCTTTTAGTTCGGTAATTTTACCGCCCTCTGTTACAACAACGGTTTTGCCGTCACTCAAAAGGTGTTCACCGTTTGGTGCTGGCACTTCGCCATCTTCTGTTAATACGGCTACCAAATCGCCAATAGCGATAGTTTCACCGAATGACTCAATACGGATTTTAGTCCCGTCTTCAAGTTCACCGTCAATCAATTTAGATTGGATGCCTTGGATTGTGTTTTTCAACTTTGTGAATAGACTCATGTCTGCGTTTTTGAATAGATTAATAAAATTTGTTATTGTGTTTGATTTTTCGATTGCCCAATTTACGCCGCTTGTACCGCCCCACATTAGCCATGCTACATACCCTCTATCCTTCCACGGTTCATCTTTAAATTCGGGTGCTACTTCGCTGTTTTGTTTGTGGCGGTTAAATGATGCCATACGTTTTACCGTGTCATCGCTTATCGGCTCTTTGTTGGCTAACTGCCTTGCTCGTGCTAGTCCTACCTCAGTACCTGCATCTACTATGTCCCTGCCGTATTCCTCAATCCAATCCAAAGCCTTGCGTGCGTTGTTGCTTGCGCTTTCGGGGTAGTCGGTAAATGTCCTATCTTCAATCAGTAGTTTCCATTCGGCTATTTGGTCAACTGCTTTAGCTGCTATGCGTACTTGGGTGTTGATGCCTTTTACAAAGCCCAACTCCATCGCACCATCGGCATCCATAAACGTTTCGGCTTTCATTAGAGCACGAACCCTGTTTATTTCTAAACCCGTATGCAAACAATACAATGAAGCTAAACGTGCGTTCATTGTTTCCAATATCACTAACTCGCCCGTGTTGGGGTCGTATTCGGGATAGTAAGCATCGTGGATTAGAAAACCGCTATTTTCGCCAATCTTTGCGTTACAAGCCAATGCGATAACAGTAGCGGCACTTGCCGCCATACCTACTATATTCGCTTCAAACTTGTAATTTTTACCGCTAGGGGTCTGTAAATAGTCGTAAATAGAAAAGGCATCAACTAAGCTGCCACCGTTGCTATTGATGTTTACCGTAATTGGAAGTGAATAGCCATAGGCTTGCAATTGCTCAATGAACATCTTACTAGTGATGTCACTGCCAATATCGCCCATAACGTTTATTACACGTTCCATAACCCAAAATTGAGCATAGAACGGCTCATAATATGGGCAAAATGAATATTACTTAACGGTGCGCCTTACCGTGCTTTCGTCAATACCAAACTTATTAGCGGTGGTTAGTACCGCATCTTTAATGGTGTGGGTAATCGGCAACAAAGCCCGATAATAAGCCTTGATAGCTTTTACCCTTGTTGCTTTGCTTAATAGCCCTTTGTCGGCTAACTCTATCAATTCCTTATCTGTTGCCATGCTCTGTTATGTACGCCCTCCAAAATTTAATAATGTCCACCATGCAACTAGGGCAACTAGTAGTTTTAGGGTATTTAAAACCCATTGCCTTATATGCTTGGTACGCCGTGTTTAATTGTGCTGCGTTCCAACTATTTGCAAACACGAAACCCCGTAAATTCTCTACCACTTCCCTACTGGGCAACTGCTGAATTTCCATGCTATTTTTGGTTTTAGAAAACACCTACATTGATTGCATTGCGGAAACAAATTTACAATTGGCACAACGTATTCTTTGTGCTCGCACTTATCGCATAGTTTTTCACGGATAGCCTTAGTCTGATTGTCTGTTTTAACCTCCAATGGTAGTTTGGTTTTGAATTTGAATAATACTGCTTTGCTGGCTAGTGGTATCCACTACGTTGTTCAATACTTGTATAGGTGGTATATCAAACGTAAAGCCGCCACCTAAGTTTTGCTCACTAGCTGCCAAACTCGCACCTGCCGCACTAAACACGGGGGCAACAATACCACCCGTCTCAAACTTTTTGCCGCCTGTCATGTAATTCATTTGGCTTATTGCACGTACAAAGTCGGGTCGTTTCTGTATGCCTTTGTTAACGATTATTTCGCCTCCTTCGGCTTCCATTAACCTACCCCCTGCGGAAAACTTAACCCCTCCGTTGGCGTGTGAATTGCCTGTAATAAACCCACCGCCCATTGGTATATTGCCACCTTCTGCGAATTTACCTATTATGCCACCGTATTGAAATTTTGGTGCGCTTTTTAGTGCCGCGGTTGCTTGTGCGACTGCACCTAATATCGTAGTTATGGTAGTCGCAATAAACAAAGGGGTTGCTACAAACGCAGCAGGACCCGTTGCGCTTGCCGCTGTGGTTGCGCCCGCAATACCAGCACTTATTGATTTAGCCGTATCAACACCTATTTGAAATAAAGTTGCCGCCTTTTGTAATGCTGCATTTTCTTTGAATAGTCCAGCTAACGAACCAAATAAACTACTGTAACTTTGCGCAATTTGTAGGTTGAATTGCGTTTGTGTTTGAACTTGCGTTTGTAATAGCTGATTCCTTTGCTGCGCTTGTTCAGCTAAGAATAGCGTTTTTTCTTCTTCTGTGCCTTTAAAACTTGCAAGCTCTTCGGCTTGTGTTGATAGTAATAACTCAAAAGCAAGGGCATCACGTTCTTTTTGTGATTCTGCATTTAATATTTCAGTTTCAATACGTGCTTGCTCGTTATCAAATTTTTGCTGCGCTAGCAATGCATCGTTCTGTTTAATTAATGCGTTACGGGCGTTTAATTGCTCTTGAAGCAATACGTTTTTTTCTGTTTCTGTACCAACAAATGCGTCTAATTCTTGCTTTTGTTTTTCTTTTAATCCTTGAAGTTCAAGTTGTCCTAAAATTACTTTATCGGTAATAAATAGTTTTTCACCTTCTAATATAGACTGATTAAGTTCAAATTGTGCTGCTGTTTCATTGTCTAATATTTCTTTATTTAACTGCTCAATAGCTATCTTATATTGTTCATTATATGCATCTCTAGTATCTTGTTTTAATTTTTCAGAAACCTTTAGTAATTCAACACTTGCTAAATCGGCTTTCTTTTGATTCTCTAATCGTTGGCGTTCACGGTCAAACTCATTATCAATAAGTGCAAGGTCATTTTCTTGTTGCAGTTTTAGTAATTGCCCTTGCGCTGCCGTTTCGTTTTGTATACGATTATCGTTGTATTTCTTTTGGTCTGCTAGTTTCTTATCGTTGGCATCTTTTTGGCTTGCTATCCTGTTATTCTCAATAACCGTTATTTCGGTATTTAGGTTATCAAGTTCAATACCTATCTCTCTTAGCCTTTTGGTTTCTTCGGCTGTATTGGCATTGATTAGCCCTTTTGCTTTTATTATTGCTTCGGTAACCTTCAACTCCTTTTCAAATGATAATTGGATTTGCTTACGCTTTTCAATTTCTAAATCCGTAACATCTTTGCCTAAAGACTTTTGTATTGCTATTTCTGCTTCAATAGCCCGTATTTTATCCTCGTTGGCTTGCTCGAATGCTAGTTTATCCGCATTGTATCTTTTTAAGGCATCTTCACTTAGTTTCTTAGCTTCGGCATCGGCTTTAAAAGATGTTATACCAATGGCATCGCTAAAGTTCTTAACGCCTTGAATTACGCCATTGATAGTTGAGCCAATCGCATCGAACGCATCTCCGATTATTTTTATTTTGTCTTTTAGCGCAAACAAGGCTATGCCAACCGCTGCCACTACCGCTGCGAATAAAAATATCGGATTGGATAATAGTACTTTGCCGAATGCAGTAAACGAACTAGCCGCACCCTTTAACCCGTCTTTTAAGCTGCTAAAAGTTAAGCCTTTTAAGGTTGTGCCTAATTGCGCTATACGTTCATTAGCTTGCTTAAAATCAAGGTTTCCGAGTGATTGCCCAACGCCCCCTAACTGCTCTCTAAATTTCTCAAACTCCGTGCCTTTCTCTTGTTTGATAGCTTCGTTGGCATCTTCTATTTTATCCTGTAATTTACCAGCTTCGGCGGTTAATCTTTTAAAGTCTTCTGTACCCTCACCAGCCACGGCTGCGGCTTCTTTTAATGCCCTTAGTTTGCTTTTTAGGCTTTCGGCTGATGCGCCTGCTTCGTTTTCAGTTTGGGTTAACGCCTTTAACTGATTATCTACTTCCTTTTCGGATTTGGCTAATATCTGATATTCTTCTGCTAGTGCTTGGATTGCTGCTTCGTTGGCAACGAATACAGCGTTGTTTTCCTGTCCGCTTTTACGGGCTGCCGCTTGCGCTTGTAATAATTGTTTTAGGCTTGTTTCGAGTTCGCCTAATGCCTCTTTGTAGTTACCTACGTTCCTGCTTGTGTTACCTACTGCGCTTTCAAGTTTCTTTAGTTCATCGCTAATCGCTTTGGCTTGGTTTTGTACGTCTTTGCCTTTTGCGCTTTCACGTTCCGCCCGGGTTAAATTGTTATATTCTTTGGTAAGGTTCGATAATTGCGCCCGTAAGGAAACAATGCTACCCTCGTTTTCGTTTAGTACTTTAGCTTCGTTTTGCGTTTCACGAATTAAGTCGCCTTTGGCTTTAGTTAGGTTGCGTTGTTGAACAATGTTCCTGCCAAGTTCATCGGTTAAATCTCTGTATTTAGCAGTACCTTGGTCGTTCAACTCTGTTAGGTTGACTAAGTCCGCCCTATTTCTTTTGATAGTTTGGTTCAGAGTCGTTAACTCGTTATCAACCTTACCAATAGCAGCGGCTTGGGCTTCAAGTCCGTCAAAGTTAATCCGATATACTAATGTTTTTTCAGCCATTGCCTAATTTATGTACTGTTTCGTAATTACCGTCTATTGTGGCGTAAACGTCCTGTATCGTGCTGTTTACTATTGTCCTTACCGTACCCCCGTGTACTTTAAATACGCCTGCTGGCGTTAGCTGCAAACCGTTGTATCGTGCATCGTCTCCCTCACCTATGCCAATAATCCAAACGCTATCATTGCCAAAATTATAGTTACCAAAAATATGTTGGTTGCTTTCGGTTTGGTAGTTGCCATTGCCTAGCACCGTACCGCCACCACGAATAATACCCACGTTACCGCTGCCGTTAAACCCTACCAAACTTTCAAAGGACTGTTTACCGCCTGCCGTTAACGTACCACCACCTATTGCGCTTAATTGCCTTGTACCGCCTTGTATGGTGGGTATCTCGGTAACTATCGGTCTGTCAAACGGCAAAGTATCGTAAGCCTTTACCAATTCGTAGATAGTGGTTTTGTTTTTGTTTGGGGTAAAGTCTATAACTTGGTTCACATAATACCACCCCTGTAAGTTCACGTGCTCAAGATAAATAGGCTTGAACAAATCAAGGTTTTTGAAGTCTAAGCCCGTAATTTTAAAATAGGCTTTATGCACCCGTCTATCGCTTATTACGGCTACATCACCATTGTAGTATGTCCTTACTAATCCGTTGCGGTTCGTGCTGTCATTGTATAACAGATTAACATCAACGGGTGCAACCGTATCGGGGTCAATCATGAAACAACTAGGCATAGTGGTTAGTATAACATTTAACCACTTCCAACTAGCCTTAACACCTCCCGATTGGAATACATCTACATAACCTTTGTAGTATAGTATTCGCGGAAGGAAATCAAAAGACTGTGGGGGGCTTGGTGCGTTCACGTTCCACATAACAGGGATAGGGCAACCGCTTGGACTCCACGGGTGCACATTGTAGCTTACCGTTGCTGCAAAAAACTTAGTGCCTAAATTAGTTACTCCGTCTTTGAAGTTGCTGCCTAAATCGTATAAGGCACTACCAAAAACACTACCTTGCTCTTGGTTGTAGTTTTGCTGCCATTTATCGTTGCTGTCACTTGCGTACTGAAACTGTAAGTTACGGTTGTATGCTTGGATTATATCGGTTGTGATGCGATTGTCAACATCTAGTTTATCCGTCAAGTCCTCGCCTTGTGTTAATGGTTTGAGTAAAGCGGTTTTAGGCTCAATCCTAATTACACGGTCATCATTATTGGTATCAAAGTAAAGGTTAAATATATTTTGCATACCGCCTAAAATATCCAATACCTTAATATCCTTTAAGACACTAGATAAAACATAGGTGCGCCCTGTGGTAATGTTTCTTTGAAATGTTTGGGTAAACTTTGACTCGTTCAGCATTGTAACGGTCAATAATCCACCTAAAGGAGTAGAATAAGCATATTTTAGTATTATCTCGTATTGCCCTACTGCTATGCTTTGTATTGTACTTTGGCTGCTAAAAACTATTGTGTTTTGTGAAAATGGGTTTGTTGTTTGTACTACAACGGGAGGGTCTAAAGGCAAATCTATAACCTCTTGCAACGTGTTTACATCACGGAGAATAATATGAAAATCGCCTATGTTAAAACTATTGCTAGCATCAAAATTTATTTCAGCTTCAACTCCGTATTGATAATCTCCTTGCTCTGTAATTGTTATTATGCCTGTGGTATTATTATACACGTTGCTTTGGTCATCAAATTCTACGTTAGGTATTAGCCTACTATAAATATACGGACTAGTTCCTACTGGGCTTGTTGGGAACGTATTGCTACTTACAATCACGTTACCACCAGCCCGAATATCGAAATCGAATAAACCGCCTTTATTAAAACCACCGCCCGTAAAAGGAAGTATTAACTTACTACCTACACCCGTACTAAAGAAGTCACTCTCTAAAGTGTAGCCAATACTCGCAAAGGCTTTAGTCAACATCTTACCTAAGTAAATAGCAGGGCGCATATCCGTTTCAGCTACGTAGTTCCCGTTAACAGGTTGCCCGTAACTAATCAATGGATACAAGTAATCGAATAAACTTGGAAACCTCCAACTAGCTTCGATATACGCACGGCTCAATGTGGATTGTGTGGTGCTTGCTGGCAACACACCGCTTAATTGTCCGTTGCTCATGCCAAAACTAGCGACTTCCAAATTGCCGTAATCGTAGCTGTTAATAGTTGCGCCACCTAACAAGGTGTACCAATCCACGTTATCGCTGTAAATCCTTAAAGTGTATTCATCTGCTTGGTTGCGTTGCCCTACGTTAATAGCGAATATCAAACCCGTTAAAATAGGCATACCGTTGTAACTAATGGAACAATCTCGCCCACCTATTGCAGTAGCATTAGCGTTGTAAATGTACTTTAGGAAGCGGTTGTTTTTAGCCGTTGCCAGTACTTTGAAGTCCTTTGTATAAACGCCTTGCCTTTTCGTAATATCTCTAATGTCACTATTCGACTTGGTTAATGACAAAGGGAACGTATCACTATCGTTGATTTCAATAGTGCCAATATTCGCATCGTTTTCGTACAAAGTTACCTCTATCATAAGCGTTGGTTGCGGATATTGTTAGCCAATCGGATTGCTAATGTTAAGCTACCTAGTTTATTTTGATTGTCGTAAACAAACCGCTCATCGTCTATCGTTATGGGTATTAGTTGCCCTGCGGTTTCCATGTACGCCACGGGGCTACCTACCAACTCCGCTAACCACTCGGACTCATCTTGTGACAGTATGTCACTGTTTAAAGTCATTGTTTGTACTACATCTCTGTATTGCGCCTGTGCGCCCCTGTCTTTAGGTGTAAATCCGTTGCGTAAATACTTTTCGTATTGAGTGCTGCTTGGTTTTACTGAACTTGTGTTGAACCCTGTGAAGGTGTAGCTATCGTAACCGCCCCACCTATTTAGAAAATGTACCCTAACTGCGCCATCGCATTGTGTCACTATCCTAAAAAATACCACTTCGCTTGACAGGGCAAAATTTATATTCGGCGGTGTGCCCGTCTTAACGCCAACGGCTACCACATAGTAAGCCGAACCTGCTGGCGGTGTTATG